AAGCAAATTTGCCAAGAGCTCTTTTCCAACATTTGGGAAAATCACTGTCTAACCATGTCCACGCTCGCGCTGTATCAGCCAGTTCGTATAATGTTGATTCAGTGCCGGCAACTACAACTTGAAATCCTTTGCCTCTCTTGATTCTCCGGATATATCTCAAATTCATTTCTTTCAACATATTGCTATCATCTAATTGCAGTGCATCAGAAACCATGCCAGGAACGGAAATTGATATTTCTTCTTTCATCATTTATCCGCCTTTAGCTTTGTTTCGCCAATCTCTATCAGTCGATCCAATTTTTCTTGAATTCGATCCATGGCACATAAGATTGCTGCAAGATTCAGGAATAAGACAAAGATCACCATTTCCTTCATTTTTTTCTCTCAACTCCACTGATCTTGAAATACCCTTCGAATCTAACGGTTTTAGGAACAATACCTTCCTCTAATGTCTTGAGCATTGCATCGACAAAAAATTGAGCTAGTGACTTATTGAATTTGAAAATGGATTCCGCAGATAGTCCGAGCGGTTCGTTATCATCCAAATTTTCTCGGCTCACTTCAATTTGCACTGGAAATTGAACGTTCCAAATTTCTGAATTTTTCATTGATCTTTCCCTAATTCGTGATCTTCTTTTTTTGCCCATATTTTTATTTGTCGGACATGCTCATTCAAGGCATGAGTTTCATCGGTATGAAACAGCGTTTTTAATGGTTTCGTATTTTCAGATTTTGCATATATCTCCGTTATCCAGACATTTTTTGCTTCAAGGAACACTGTATGAACGGTATGATCTATCAGATTTGTGGAAAAAACTTTCATTTTGCCGAGCTCCTAAATTTTTCGATTGCGCTAAAGACGTCATTGACCGAGCCGAATTGCGCTCGATATTTTTTTACATCTTCGGCGATCTTTTCCTCTGATACACTGAACAAATCGGCCAACATCTTAACGCAAATCATTTCGGGAATATTTTTTTCATCTGATTCCATAGGATCAAATACGAAGTCTGGGAGAGCAATATTTATTAGGGCAATCCATGCGATTCCCTCGCGATAATTAGCGCGTTTCATTTCGATGTTTCCTTTCTCATCGATTCGACATAGGCAATAGCATCATAAGCTTCGGCGAAGCTTTCATGTAAAGTCCAGCCAAACGACCTCCAGCGGTCAGGCGTCCAATTACCTTTCGGACTAGCAGAATCTTGCGCAAGTATCAGAGAAAAAATACCGGTTTCTTCTGCCGTCGATTCAAAAAGGCCATAGACGTCATTACTTCCATAAGGAAAGCATTGGTCATACCGAAGCATGTCAACTGGAAACACATTTTTGCCAGAGACGACCGCAAATGTGCGGTATTTATTGGCTACGCTAAGTTTCATAGTTTTCCCCATCTTCAGTTAGGTTCCGAATTTCTCATTGCGTTGTTTCTTGCCGAAGTATGGAGCTCGAGCGCAACATCACGGTAATGTCTGCAATTGATATTGCTGCATTCCTCGCCGAAATCATCCAGGTATGGATTCTTGACAGACACTCTTTGCCAATGTGCTCCGCAATGCGTGCATTTTTTTTGAAGAATTTGAATTTCGGTACTCATGCCTTTTCCTTTTTCTTGAGAATCGTTTGCCATATATCTTCAAGAGCGGTCCGATAGCCATGCCAGAAATAACGTTTGGCATCGGTAAAATTTTCTTTTGAGGCTATGGCGGTTAATTCTTTTAGCCGTTCAATTATGTCTTTTTCGAGCGCAATCAATTTTCTGTCTGATGGCATTTAAAAATCACTCCATGGTGCCGTAATATCATTGTGTTTCATCTTCTCTTGAAAGAAGGTCTAACACTTCATCCATATGTTCTGGCGGAACCTGTTCCAAAAATTCCGCAATTTTTCGCTCATGCTTTTGAGCACCAAATTCAATCATCAGAGCAAACTTTTTCATAACATCAAAAGGTACTTCATCTAGGGAATCTGATTTCCCTATTTCACTTAAATTCTGCATTGCCGAATCTAGAGCACTTTGGTCGCCATTTTCCGCCTTTTCCATATTCGAAAAGAATTTCTCAATCATGATTTTGGTCTCGAAAACGCTGGTCATTCAATCACTCCATATTGTCGGAACCGTCTAAAGGCGATGATTCGTTTCCCGAAATTAAACCTAGATACTGCCGGCTTTTTACTGCATGCCAAAGACCATCAGAGATTCTGGCATCGATGATGTTTTCTAGGTCACTCTTATTTAACACATGGCGCTCGAAAATTTTCGCATTACCATAGCGGACTTCATAATGCATTTCGGCAACATTTCGACAACCATATGCACCAAGGAACCGGCAATCGTCGCCAATGTCAGACCAGACTGTATAAATCTTGACGTGACCGGCTCTTTTATTTTCAGTCGATTTTTTCTCTTTATTCATAAGTAGAGACCAATTCTTTTTCTGAAATTTTCTTCAGATTTTTTGGCATTTATCCAGCGGCATGCGGCATTCTTTGTTTTGAAAAATTGTGGCGCGATTCGTCCGACATATATTCCAGGCATGCTTATTGACCAACCGCGTTTTGTTTTCCTAAGAGAGAAGCCGCGATAGATTATCTCTTCTTTAAGCATTGTTTTTCCCTCTTAAATATTCAGGTGAAGGAGCTCCAGCCAAAAGACCTTCAGCATCCAAATCTTCATCGATAATCGGCCAATTAATTCCGGTTCCATTTCCGATGATTCGGCACTGCAGCCTTTCGGCTTCGGTCGCATTTGCCAACCGCGGATACCATTCGAGCGGAACCAAAAGAATCCGCCGATCATCAAATATGACCTTCAAAAAATCTCCGCTGAAAGTGACGGCTCGAATTCTGGCTTTTGAATTTTGGGTTTTATTTAAAGAATGCATGCCATGCCTCCAGACATTCCGCACTGCGGCTTGATAAAATGTCCTCAATATTTTTAAGATCACGGTTTTTCATTCCCCCCCCATCTGCTAGGGAAATCGGTTCGAGCCAAAATTTCGCAACAAGCCCATCGCGCTCAACATGAACGTGAGCCGGTTCGCCACGGTCATGGCTGGTGAAATAAAATCTGTATGGACCTGCGGTAAAAATTGTTGGCATTCCCTATTCCTTTCCAATGCCGACCATATAACATCTTAACGGAATAAACGCAGCGTAAATTTAGATATTTCTTAATAATCCTTTAGTTTTGTGGGTTTAAGATAAAGCATTTCCGCACAAAAGGCGGATTGCCGATTTGTCATTTTGCTTGCCTTTAATGAAATCCGCTGGTTAGATTAATCGGTTGAAATATCAGGGAATTTGAAGCAAAGGAATGCTCAAATGAACCGCGAAACAACATGCCGCTACGCCATTCAGTATGTCCGACCATTTGGGGAATCAGATTTTGAATGGCGATTTCTTGGTTTCGGAAATTCGGCGCGTCTATTTCCTGATCTGAATCGGGCAATGGATGCTATTGAAAAATGCCGCGCTCAATTAGCAGACTGTCTTTCAATCGAAATCGTGGAGTGGAAAAATGGAGCTCCAGGCCGCACCGTGGTAAAATTAATTCTCGAGGAACCGCGGCATTTTTTCAGTGAGCACAAAAATAGGAAAATGGCGCAATGAAAACTATTGCCATCGCAGCGTTCTCTAGTTCCGCCTTTCAAGTCATGTTTTTCTTCAGTGAGATGCTGGTAAATCTTTGATATCCGAGCTCCGCTTAAATGCCGCTTCGACAACTTTTTGCACCGTTGCAGGATTGACGCCGCGATGATCATTAATCGTCAGCGTCATTCTTTCGAATGATATCCGGACCTGATCAGCCGATAGCCATTCGATTTTGCATTTTCGATCCATTGAAATTTTCCTCGGATATAGGATTTGCCATAATATCTTAACTGCAAGATCTGTGCATTTTGCAAGCATGCAGAACCATTGGAAACCCTATGTCCAGATTCTTTACAGTGTCGATCGTCCTTTCTCTTGCCTCTGTCGCTTGCGGAAACGGCTCTCTAATGACCGTTGACCATGGCGGCTATAGCTCGGTCCCGGCTTTCTCTTCTGAGAGCTCGAGATTTGCGATTTTGAAATTGTTGTCCCTCGCTTCATCTATCAGCGCTCGAATATCCTGCCGGATTTTGTTCGGATTAAATAAAAAGCGTCCCAAATAACCGCAGTGCTCCGCCCATTTCAGAGCCAACTGCATTTCTTCGATGCTGATTTTCTCGAGAGCTACAAGCATGCATCGATGCAAAGCCCTGATGGGAACAAATCGGGGTTTTTCATCGGGGTAATCCGGATCGGTATTTTGTTGATTGGCCGGCACATACAGCATTTCGCCGCAAGCTTTGGCGTACTCTTCTTGTTCCTTTCGAGACAGAACAGAAGCGCTGTTCAATTTTTCATCACCCTTAAAAATAGCTCTGCAGGATTCTCTAGAGGCATTCATATAACTAGTAGAAGTCTCACTGTGAGACTCCCCCCGTCTCACCTTGCGACTAGGGGTAGTCTCACCTTGAGATGGGGTAGTCTCACCTTGCGACTGGTTCGTTTGGCCAGTAGTCTCCCCTGGAGACTGGTTCATTCCGAATTGACTGATGTTATCGGACTTAGATAACGCTTCGTTTTTTAACATGTTTTCGAGATCTTTTTGCCATTCGCGAAATACTCTGGTGCCTAAGGCATAGTAGAGCGCTCGACCTTTCTCTTTCTCAACTCTAACGATGTATGGATCAGCCTCTAATCCTTTTTTAATATTTCCTTCCGGATCTTCGAGTTTGGCCAGAGCTCGGAAAACGCCCGCTCGAGAAATGCCTGTTATCTCGACAAGCCGGGAAATGGGAATCCACCAATCAGGCGATGTAAAATCACCATTGAAATCCAACTCACTGCCAATCACCAAAAGAATATGTCTCTCATGGTTTCCGAGATTTTTATTTTTTACATATTTGCACGCATTAAGAGCCCTGCCGCCGTTCGTTAAAGCCATCGCAATTTTCAGGGGATCAGAATTAGACATGGGGAATTAGCCTTTCTTGGCAAAAGAAGTCCTTGCATGCCAAAAGGGGAAAGGCTATTGTCGCGGATGTGATTTGGTTACCGCTAATGCCGCGCCTTTCGGGCCTCTTGGCGGTTTCGTTTTTTCAGTTTCTTTAGAAATTTTTCTGCTTGTTTTGTGCATCCTTTCATAAAAATCTTAGGGTTTCCTCTAGTTAGCACAATCTTGCCAGGAAAAAAATGACAAAAAAATGGACCGCAGTTGATCAGCTGCAGCCCATGAATTCCGATATTTGTTAGCGGAGAAGATAACCCTATTGTTTATACGGCCTGGATTTGATTAAGTCATCCAATTCCCGATAGTCGCCAATTCTTGCTTTCCTAATGATATTACCGAACTGTTGATGATCCGATGGCTCTAAATCGCGGTTCAACAAATCTTCGAGTTTTTCCCTAAGCTTTTGGTCTTTCGCAATATTGAGCATCGATCGGACTTTATCATAGGCCGCTTTGACTTCGAGTTGAGCTCTTTCATTCAATGCAGGTCTCGAGCTCGGTGCTGGTACCGCTTTCGCTGGTTCCGGTTCCGCCTCAACTTCCGGTTCCCATGCGTCACCAGCATCTTCGGGCACGGCATGAATCTCCGGCTCATGCGAAATATCATCATAAATGGTCTCAGCGGTTGTCGTATCAATACTTTCCGGCAATTCATGATCGGATTCTTCAGCCGTTTCATCGTGCGTTTCATCGGGAATTTCATTAGTTTTTTCTTTCCCGGCCATTTCCGCTTCGGCTCGATTTCGAGCCTCAATCTGCTCCTGCAATTTTCGGAGCTCGAGAATTTCCCGCGATGGTCTGCCTTGCTTGCGCGGAGCATTAAGCAGTGCTATTTGTTCCGGGGTTAAGGCTCGAGGTATGGCTGATGCCGGCGAAGTTACAGCATTAGCGCTCATTGCTGCAGCTTTCGCCGGTTCCGCTCGTTTTTTTGGAGGTTCGGCTTCAGCTTTTTGAATTTTTTGCGTCTTTGCTTCAGGTTTTTTTTCTGTTTTTTCGGGCAATTTTTTCGCTTCAAGGGCATCGAATAATCTTTCTGTCGCCCCTTTAATTTCCTCGACACTCCAATATTCAATATCTTCAAGAGAATCAATTTCGAGAATTTTCAACGGATCTTCATCAGCATCGGTTATCTCCGCCTCCAATTCCCAAAATCGATTCAATGCATCTTTATGCCGCTCTTTTTCGGCTTCGATATTTGAGGGAAACGGTTTCACCATGGTCAAGGTTTTTTCATCATGATTCCTTTTTCTTCGGGTAATTTTTGCTTCGGCTTCAATAATTTCTGGAGAAATATTAGCAGTTTGTGAGAAATTCCCATTTTCTGCATCTTCATCGGCTCCGGTATCGATACCTCGCATTGGGTTAAATCGGGTATAAAGATCACGTTCGGCTCGAGTTAGGAGCGTCATGCCAATATTTTTCGCCGTCAAGAAACATTTAATATTATATTGCTGGCCTTTGAGAATTTCTTCATGCGAAATCATGCCATAACCAATGGCGACAATTTGATTTCCTCGAAAGATTGCTGGCTGTTCAATGACCAAGTCATGATCACCTTCACGCCAACCGAACATTCTTTTTTCGAATTCGTTAAATCCGCGATGTTCACGGCGTCCCATAATGAAAAGATGCTCACCAGTATTCGCCAAATCACGTCTGGCATGAGCACCGATATAGATTTTGCTGCCCATCCAAGTGACGGCACCGGTTCCAGGAATAAGACCTAATTGCAGCGTGGTTATCACACATAATGCTTTCACTTCAAAAGGCATCGGTCCGGTACTGATAGTTTTCCCATGCTCTTTTTTTTCTGCATTCCAACCAAAAACACTGTCTGGTAAATTCATAAATTGCCATGCTGCAGCAACAGTTAGACGCTCTTTGATCTTTGGATCGGTAATAGCAATGGCGTCAATCATTGCTTGCATTTTCTTTTGGTTAGCCGCAGCTTTTTCACTCAATTCAGTAGTGAGCTCATTTCTTTTATCAGTCATTTTCTATCGTCCTTATTCACAAAAAATTTGACGTATGGCACCGTTTCCAATTTCGCAATTTCGAGAACGTCCGGATCATTTTTTTTATGGGCATCTTTTAGAGCATCAAGGTCCCAAGTAAAAACTCTCTTGATCCATTTCGGTTCCTTTTTTCGAAATTTGTAAAATAATTCTTCATTCGCAACGCAATTCGGAATTACCCGATTGCTGTATTGAATTATTGTGCGCCATTTTTTCCCAGGAATTTTCTCGAAATCATTCAAAAGCATGTTAAAGGCAACATAAGATTTTAGGCGGTCATGATTATTTTGAAGCGAAATTTTTGATTTCTGAAACTCCTTTCGATATTGATTCATGACGGATTGGCGGGTTTTGAGATAATCCAGGATATATTTCAAAGCATCGACTTTGTCGTATAATTCATCAGCAATGGCCTGAATTTCAGCCTCAGTCATAGTCTCGAGTTTTTCATCGGTCGCAGTGAGCTCCGCCAAGATATCGCCGAAGGTCCGCTTTTTCACAATTCCCGATTCCGTTTCCGACATATACTAAAAATCTCCTAATATCAAAGGGTTATTTAATAAACGCATAACGTATCATATTTGAGACACTAAAATTTAAACTGCCAGAATTGTTACAAAAAAGCAGCATCCAACCGGCGAAAAAAGATTTATCATGGCGCTGCGTTTTTTGCCACGCGAAATTAGCGGATCGGGGAATTATTTTGGGGAATTAAATAAAGGCAGTAATTTCGGAATGATATTTCAGGACTTTAGAGACATAGCTTTCATTAAGGTATGATCCGGTTTCCTTATCGGTCCGCGGCGTACCTTGGTTATAGGCGGAGATTGCCGCAGCAAGATCATATTTCCGAAGCAATAGTGAGAAATGTCTGCATCCATACTCGAGCGCTAAAGCCGGAGTGACCATTTCGGCAAGATAGCCTTGATATCCGGCTGCACGGCAATTTGCGCCCATCACTTGCATGAGACCGTATGAATGCTTTTGCGCGATTGTTTCGGTTTTGAGTGTGATTCCTAATTTTGCTGCAAAGGTTTCAGGCGAAACCAGCCATCGATAATTTTCTTCATATCGCGTCACTGATGGCTTGCAAGCGCTTTCGGTCATGATGATTGCGGCGATAAGAGCTCGAGATATTTTATGAGTGACTGATGCCTTTTCGAGCTCCGGCCATTTTAGGAGCTCAAATAATGGCGGAATGAGATTCATTTTTTTCCTGCAGGTTCGATTGAACCTTTTTTCTGAAGCATTTCTCTGGTCATTCTAATAATTGGAATTGCAATTTCGAGCACGATATACGTCATTCGCAGCAACGTAATAACTTTTGCCATTTGATTTTTTCCGATATAAAAAGAAAGTTTGGATGCTAGGCACCGAAATCTCTTTGAAATGCCCCATACCCTTCGGATTTACGGTGCCTAGCTAATTAGGCGATAGCCCAAATTTTACCAAGATTTTGCATTTGACCAACAATACCAATCGCACTATAAAAGCTGCTTTCAATTTTTGCCTCAAGAAGATTATCTTGCAAATCGAAAGCCTCTTTGGAATCGATCAATATTTGAGACCATTCATCATCACCAAGCGACGACCATTGGTCAGACAATCGCGTCAGGTCCAACGTAATGAGTTCAAGAGCATCATCAACAGCCTGAAAGAGACAGGCCGCCTTTGACCATTTATTTTCTTGCGATTGCATTGCTTCGGCGGATTCAGCGATGGCAATACCAAAAGAAATTATTTTTTGGATTTCAGAAGTACCTGCCATGATTTAATCTCCTATCGAAAATTCGCTTTTATGTTTCGATTTAGGTGCTGGCACTTTCAGCGTTGCCATTTGATCATTCAAACCGATCACTTTTTCGCGGATAATCTCAATTCGGTCATGGGCCTTAGAGACGCTCTTTTCCAGTGTCGAATATCGATCTTCGATTTCTTTGAGAGACGTCCGCATGGTCTTAGATTCCAGAACTGCAACTTCGAGAATCGCCAACTTCATGCGAATATCCGATAGCGTTTCAACAAATTTTTCGCCAAGTGATTCAAGTTTTTTTGCCTGCTCATCATGGCGTCTATCATAACTGTCAATCATTCGAGAAAATAAAAGCTTTGCAAGATACGTGACTGAAATGCCGCCTATGGCAATACCGGATGCAGTAGTGGCCATAGGCGACATTAGAGCCTGATTTAAGAGCTCATGTGACATTATGCAGCGTCTTTCAATTCTTGAATGTCCGCTCTCATTTCTTCGATTGCAGCTTTGGCGGCTTCGAGCTCGGTTCTGAGACTGATCACTTCGGCTTTCGTCGCCTGATATTGTGCGTCCAAATCTTTGATGGCCTGGACCGTAAGGGGAATGATCATATCAGGCTTGATATAAAGCACATTTTCAACGCCATCGCGGGTGTCATATGAGTTGAAAACCGCTTCAGGAATTACCGTGGCCAATTCGTCCGCCAAAAATCCAAGCTTTACAACGCCCGGCTCGGAAATGAATTCGAACGTCTTCGGCTGAAGATTTTTAAGAGCCGTCAAGCCGCGGTCAAGAGGCGCGATATTCTGCTTAAGACGCCTGTCGGACGTTTGGCCATCAACAGTCACTCCGCCAGTGCCAACGTTGGTAATTGTGCTAGTCATGGCCAAATGTCCGCTGGCATTGGTATAAATATAGCTCAATGCCGAATCATCGGATTCTTTCAGGAAAATATGGCCGACAGTACGCGTTCCGTTATGATAAGTTCCAAGCGAAGCCTCAACATCAAGGCCATCATAAACGTGAAGACTTAGAGCGCCAGTTGAAGCCAAAGCGGTTCCACGTTTGAGTGTCAAATTGCCATTGGTCTTGAGCTCAATATCGCCACCGTTGTTTCCGGCGCTAGTTGTATTATCGACAATCATTTTTCCGCCAAGCGAATTTTCCCGCAAAAATCTCGCGGAATAATCAATTCCAGCAGTTGTGTTGAAATCGATAAATGAATTACCGGCACCGGGACGCGATGCGGAACCGACTTCAATGCTTGCAGCGCCGGTGCCACTAGGAATGATATTGATTACTGAATCTTTATTGGTTCCAGCGGCAGTTATATTGAGCGTTGTTGCATCACCTGATGTGAATACATGAGTATTTGCGCCAGTCGTATCGCCAATCGTCCATTGGCCAGTGCTATTGATATTGCCCGCTCCATTATTGCCGGTAATAAATCTCAGAGAATGAGCCGTCGAACTACCGACATATGGGTCATTTGTATCCGAACCTAAAACGAGAGTCCTGGTTCCGCTAGAAGAATCTGTGAGAGAAATAGTTGCAGCAGCTTTATTGACGGCAACGTTCGAGGTAAACGTTGGAGAAATCTTTGTGCCGGCAATTCCTGCCGCGGCATCAACTTCATCATTAGTGATTTTGCCCCATGACGGCACTGTTCCTGCTGCAGTTTTCAGCACCGTATTTGCAGCGCCGAAATCAAGACGTGCAGGCGTTCCGGATTCATCGGACGAATAAAGAATATCGCCAGTCTCATCCATTGCGTTGGAAAGAGGCGATGCCCATTGCAGCGTTCCCGAACCGTCTGTTGCCAATACCTGATTTGCGGAACCATCTATACTCGGCAGTGTCCAAATTTTATTTGCTGCCAAATCTGCTGGCGCTTTGAAGCCAACATAATTTGTGCCATTCGCCAAATCTTCAAAAAAGCGGACTTCTTGAAGATCTGTGAGCTCGAGCGGTCCAACCATTGGGAGCTCGGCAACTTCAGTGAATTCCAGCTTGCCCGATGCATTCGCTTGCATCTTAGCATTCGATGCACCTAAGCCCTGGTCAAACTCGAGTGTCTTTGCTGCAGTGGTTCCGCGACCAACCTTGACGGTATCGCGAAGCCGATCATGACCTTGAGCCGATGCTAAATTTCCGAATACACCTGAGATAATAAACAAAGGAATGACACGGTTAATCCAGCCCATAACTGAAAACCTCCAAAAAAAATATAGAAAAGCTAGCTTATAACTTTTGGAAAAATGCAAGAAATTGGCGCTCTAAGGACTAGAGCGCTCATTATATCATTCGGAGATAGTGCCCACAATGAGGGGACGCTTGCCAGCATCAACGGCACTATCATCGATTTCAGTATCGCAGTTTATGAAATTGCTGTAAAGTACCCGGCCATAATTGCCGCCCGCCAAAAATTCGATTGCGACGTCACCCGAAGTCGAGAAACCGGAAAATCGACCATGAATGATTTCCACGCCGCTTGCGGAAATTTGAATTCCAGTAGTCACTCCAGATTTAGTAAAGGTCACTCCGGGTGCAAAATAAACGCGCCAATTATTTTTTGTCATTTGAATTGTTGACGCTATGGCCTGATCTTCTTTAACGAGTACTCTCACGTTTGTTCCTAAAGAGACGTCATTGATTGCAGCTTGCAGCGTAGCATGCGTTGCCATCGGATCATCGACGGTATCGCCAACAACAACATTGAATTCGGCGGCAAGTTGGTCTGTCACTTGTTCGAAATAATCTATCCATTTGCTGATATTATTCAGTAACCAATTAAATTGCTGATATGTGGGTTTTTCCAGAGCTATAAAGCCAGCGGCTTTTTTTCCCGAGCTCGGCTCTGATATCTTAGTTGGATCGTCACTTGGCACCCAAGCCGGTTTCGATGTTGGTTTCGGCATGTCCCAAATCCTTTATACAAATTTGCCGCCTATTGCTGCATCATCGTCGGAACCGAATCCTAACGCATCTGGATCGATATCTATTCCCGAAAAGGCGAAATAAGGAATTGTCACATTATAATTACCACCCAGCCGTCCGCCGACTGATAGATTATTTTCATCGGCAAACCCCAAACCAGAGCCGCCCGCACCAGCTAATTCAAAAGGCGTTATATCGTCGAACCAACCAAACGCGTCTACTGAAATGCCAGCACCAACTACGCTCGAGACAAATTGATAAACCATGTCTACAAAATCGTCGTCAACTTGATTATTAGAAAATAGACCAACTGCAGCTGGATAATATTCCTGCAAATGCACTAGAGAGGCTTGGGTTATCAATCCATATACGCCAATTACCGCCTCAATTTCCCCTTGGCTGACGTTTAGACCTATTTTGGCGAGAAGAATAATTCTGTAAATTTCATCCGAAAAATTTAATGGTCTTTCCTGATCAACAATCTCTCCTATTCGGTCCAATTGTTGGCCAACTGCAGTAAATACAGAACGGCCAGTGACACCCAAATCATATAACGTATCTTCTAGGCTCTGAATCTGATCAGAGAATGCCGTGATCATTCCCTCAATTCTGGGCTTATTGCGAAATTGAGTGATCAATCTTTTAAGCGATTCAGCACTATGATCAGTTATTTTAGAAATCATGTCCTAATTCCGTTTAGGTAATATTTACGGTAATTCTCGAGGTATCGAAATCTGCCAATTCATAAGTATCGATGACGATATTGTTGTCCAAAGTTGGCGCTGGTGCCGTACCAATTTTAATTGTGACATCTGTAATGCCGGTAATTTCGCCGAGAAAAGAAATCAGAGTTGGGTACACAATTACATCATCACCTAATGACAGACTTTCGCCATATTCGATCATTTTTGCTTTTACTAAATCAGTGCCATTACTAGGAAAATCAACATTTGTGACGATATCTAGAATCAAATATATTTCAATAATGTCCGGTCTCGAGAATTTAATATTATGGTCGAAGCCTTGACTATCAGTCACTACGACAGTCGTTAATCCAAATGTCTCTATTCCTGCTGGAGCATCGGAAAAAATCGTTTCTGCTATTTCGGTATCGTCCCCGCCTTGAATTATTACTTCAAAGGATTTTGGCGGACGTCCGCTAGCTGGATCTGTCTCAATGGAATTATTTACGTAAACCAATACAGCTTCGACTTCCGGTAATTCCAAAAGATCCGCTCTGATGGCATCAGCGGTACTAGCACCAGCCTTTTGCACGGTTTGCCGTTGTCGTATTTTTAAAGCTGCATCGGTCTCGAGCTCATCGCCAACTTCTGCATCCAATGAGTTAACGACAGATTCCCAACCAGCAATTGGTGTTTCTATAACGCTCAATGATCCAGCCGGAGCACTGACGGCACCCGCGGTTTCAGCTGTTAAATACAATACAGCTTGCGGCAATTTTCCTGCGACCATGACTAAAATTATCGCCGAAATAGCTCCGGAACCATCAGCCAAGGTATTTGAGGTAATGGTCAATAGAGGCTGATCTTGTAATCCGGAATCTCCGGTAAATGTGATCGTAAAACCTGAAGTAAAATTTCCTGAAACAGTGACATCTTCTAAACCCGCAATTGCCCTAATGGCAGTTTGCACCGTCGAATTTGTCGCAGCTGAATTAATGGATGCTGTATCATTACCGGAATATGTAATTTTGAAGCTGCCGCTTGTTGGCACTCGCGCAAAAGTAATTTTTTGGACTTCATCAACGCCAACTTCAATAGTCGCATCAGCATCAGTTAAGAATCGAGCCGATGCATTTCCTGAAACAGATACAACGGAATTTTGGGGAATAATAATTCCAGCATCGCCATAAGCGATAGCTTCAGCTTTGGACTTGGTTTTAGGTTTTCGGCGAATGCCTGTTAATGAGACGGCATTATCCAATGCGACACCTTCAGCTGTTGCAGGATATGCAGAGTAATATGTTGCTTCCGCCAATTCCCAAATTTTGGCTTCGCGCTCGGAAAAAATACCGACTATTTGACCGAGAGGACTTTGCGACGTTAGATTTATTCCAGCGCCAAACTTACTTTTAAGCGTGGCCTCAATTTCGGATTTGATATCCGGTAATCGTTTGAGAGTGAAACCAGTCTCAGATATCCCGAAAGCCATTTATGGGACTCCTTGAGTGACTTGAATAATAGAGCCATTACTCACTTGCGCTTTAAAAGATATGGTCAAAAGCCGCGTGGCAGCATCGATTTGCTGATCATATTCCAAAAGCTGAATTACTCCAGGCGTTATCAAAATTTCCCTTTTAAAAAATGCCGCAATTCGGTCCGGCGAAATACCTTTTCGAAATATCTCTTGGAAATAGGGAACACCAATGGTCTGATTTAAAAACCATTCGCCTTGAAAGAGTTTTAAATTTGTTTTCAGTCTTTGACCGACTTCATCAGCACCTTCAATAATTACTAAATTATTATTCTCAACAGCCAAATCATGATCATCATCCAATGCAAAATCAGTCATGACAAAGTTCCGGTAATTGTTGCCGGCCAAGGCCCTGCCGAACTGCCTGAAGCAACAACCGTTGTTCCAGAGCCATTTACAACAGCATCAGTTTTCAGAGCGGCATATATTTTCTTCATAACTTCCTGCCATATTTTGGCAGGATCATTTTTATCTGCTTCCGATAATCCTGTTAGAGCTCCGGATATGGCAGTTCCCACGATAATTGCTGATGCATCATTTAGAGGCATAATTCCCTCATGCTTTAAAAGAATCCAATTTCGTTTTCAAAAGCGCAAAATCCGGCATGACTAACATCTGCGGTCCAAGAGCCGTTGGGACTGTTGCCGTCGATATGGCTTGCAATATATCCGACAAGAGCGCAATCAATTCGCCCATGGCATTTGTAAATGAGACCTTGCCGCCACTGCCAAATAGACCTGCGACAGTTCCGGTATCAAAGGTAATATCGGCATTATCCTCGAACACAAAATTGCCAATTGCGTTGGTAATCGATGCTCCGCCTGAAGAATTCATAGCAATGGAAACAGTCGGATTTTCGATTGTCACGGAACCATCTTCGGCCAATTTAATTTCAGCGAGACCATGCTTTATGATTACTTCATCTTCGCTTGCACCTATTGGCGGATTAATGCTTGGATAAACGCTAGCAATAGCAATGGCATCGGATAAAGAATGTTTTCGCGGATCTTGCGGATCAACTTTGCCGCCTGTTAATTTCCAACTATCAATAGATCTTTCCGCAAAAATCAGAATGACCGGATCACCT